CGCGCCTCCAGCACCTGACCGGATGGGTACGTAACCGCATCCGAGCAGCAACCAGAGGATGGAGCCGCCCTAAGGAGAGCGACAATGGGTGGCTAGGACCCATTCAATTGAATCGTAGTGCTTGCATAGAAGTAAGTAAGAAGATCGGAACCTACGGATACTACCTCGATAAGGCAGAGGAAAGAATGACATCAGAAACATTAAAGCTCCCAATGCCAATCCGCCTCCCTTACCCTTGTAAGGAAGCCCGTACAGCTCTAGAAATAGATAAGACACGACCGTCTCAAACTACTAAGACCGTTCAAGAGTTTCACGCCCCGCGAGGGGTCATCGAGTTCTTCATTAAATATATTCAGAAGAATGCGAAAACCAACGCGCGGAACGAAGTTCCGGTTGTACCCAAGCACTCTGAACCATGGATCCGTGCTGAACGGACCCGTGCTGCAGTGCTCGAAGAGGCAGAAGAAGAGTTTATCCGCAAGTTCATGATACAAAAGGAAAGACCAATGGCCAAACCAATTGTACTTGAAGAACGTGGCATGAAATGGCGAATAGCAACAACTTCCCCAGCATGCCTTGTTGTTCTCGGACAGAGAATAAACAAAACACTGCTAAGGATACTTAAGCGTTCTGGAGCACACTCCTACATGCTATTAGGCAGAAAGGATACACCAAAGCCACTTCGAAGGGGCACTAGTCACTGGTGCCGCCACCCAGACTTCGAAATGTCTTCGACAGACCTATCTGCCGCCTCCGACTACATACCGCATGATGTCGCTAATGCAGTATGGGAAGGAATAACATCCGCTTTTGATACGATGATGCCAGCACTTTACAAGTTGGTCGGTAAGCTCTGCCTCGGACCACAAATGGTTGTGGATTCCGATAACACGCTACGCCCGACAACGAGAGGAATCCTAATGGGACTCCCTCTAACCTGGCCCGTGCTGTCGCTCATAAACGAATACTCTGCCTATATGGCAAGTAAAGCATTCCTTGAAGAACAAGAAGTGATTACTGCCACCCCGCCACGCGCAAGGACGGAGGCGCAAAATCGCGCACTCTACCTCTCACGCAGAGAGATTCATAGGGAAAGAAGAGGAATGTACAACGGAGACTTTGGATGCTATGTCATCGGCGGAGATGACTTTGCTGGAGCATGGACAAAACAGCACCGGACCCATTATGAATCATATCTAATGGGCCTGGGCCTTAAAGTAAATCGAAATAAATCTTTCTACTCCAAGAATTGTGCGGTCTTTCTGGAAAAGTTGATCTGCGGCGTCAGGGAAGAAATCCCACTTAAAGACGCGGAAGATGCCAGAACCAGAGGGGGCCCACAAGAGCATGTCCTCTCTTACCTCGTGAAGGTAGCGCTAGCCGGTAAACACACCATTTCGGTGATCCGGCTTACAGAAGTGCGCCGAGTTAGACTCAGCGCCCTTGTGAGCGCCAAACGTCACGCAGCAAGGACCAAGGAAGATGAAATCTTGCCAGCCTGGCTCACACTCCCTGAAGTTCTTCGGAGCAGCTTTTCAGCAGCTCCGGAGGATTGGCGTAAAGAACGGACAATGCATATCGCTAAGCAAGTCCATTACAAGACGTTCAGGATGTGGAGACAGAGTGGCCTCCCTTTATATTGGCCAACTAGTCTCGGTGGTTGGGGGCT